GTGTTACCACAAATTCTTATCGAGCTACAACACAGACGTAGCATACATAACGACAAGTTAATAACTAAGGCCAATAGAGTACAAACTCGGAAATCCGAAAATCTGCTCCAAACATGGCTATAGTCCTTGTCACTCGCTAACAGAATCCACCTGTTTCACTTTCGAAGCATGGTACACCCAGCTACCCGTATCTGATACGGACTGGATCCCCTTGCCACATAGAATTACTCCAGGCAGATAATTAAGCGAGATCTAAACAAACACAGTTTACAACCAAGAAGCACGGTCCCAAACACAACTAAAATCGTTAAATGAACCGTTAAAGTAACCGACTTCGACTAATGGCATAAGACGCTCACGTTTTTCGTACGGATCGTCGAATGGCTCAAAACGTAAATTCTTACTTTTAAGATTAGAACGCCACCATTTACCTAAATGAAAGAACATCTCACGACGTCTCTCAGGATGTATTCCACCAACAGCACCACCATTGCGAAGAAGGGACATACCTTTACGTCCATTCTTTACATAGGGCTGCTCACTGGATTTATGAAACACCTGTTGCATTAGGTAGTTGTTAAATATGACAGCGTCTTGGCTCTTTTCGTCGCACCATGTCATTGTGCGATCCGGGAAAAGATCCATAACGTTTTTGTAAATAATCCACTCGGATTCATTAGTCGGCGGAGGGCATTTATGACACTCTCTCATATAACTAACCATACGTTTATCCTTGTCTGACAACTTAATCCCGACATAACGCGGATCCATGCCTAACCCTCCATAACATGTTGGAAGGTACCACGGTATAGACCGTAGGCAGTCACCGTATCTGTCAAGACGACTACGCCAAATACGAATAGCACGATTGTGCAAATCACGACGTAAATAGTCAGGCGCAGTAGACATAAACTCGTTATATTGAGAGCCAAAGTCAAGTGGGGTACTACCGGACGTTCTGCCGTTACCACACACTAGTCCGTAAAGAACAAAGGGAACTGATTTCCAACGAAGAACATCATCACCAATAGTATATGGTGAACACGGTACAAAAGTACGTGAGTTCATCTGAAGGAATTCAGCAGAATAATAATATTTCCCTATGCTTGGTTTTAATCCAACCATCGGACAAACGACTTTCCACAACTCATGCCCAAATGGACCAATCTCGAATACACAATCATCGCCATTGATAAGTAATTTACACTCATGAAGTTTGAGTTTCTTACCAAGATCCCATTCAAGACAATATCTACAAATGGCCGCATTGATTAAACACAGGACGCAAAATGAGCTAACAGAGCCCATGAGTTGACCGTCCTGCTGTTGATAAACTTTATCACTGTCTAGCTTACCTATCACTTCCGCGAATATGTCCTCAAAGGTTTCACCTTTGTTCTGGGCTTTGTAAGCCGCAAGGCGCGCAAAGATATCCGCTCCATGAATGCT